TTGCTTTGGTTTCCCTGCAAATTTTGCTCTTTGTTCGACGACCGTAAGGATTTGTATTTTGCGAGCATAAGGTTTTTTAATTCTTTTAACTTTTGCAACAGTCTTCCTAGCGTCTGCTGGAGTAGCGTACTTAATGCTAACTGTATCTTTTGGATTCTCATCGGTATATAACCTCCTTCCAGACCCTTTAGGCTTTTTGCCAGTTCCTACTTTAGGATCTTTTGTTTTTCTTTTTGCCATTTTTAAGTAAACTTTTTAAAGTTTTAGCTTGTCCGGCATGAGCTTTTGAAGCCTTCTCTAATTTATTTGCCACTTTTTTAATTTTTTGTTTCATATAACTTACCCTAGCATGAATGTTTAAATGTCTGAATAGATCCTGCACATTTACTTTCTCTTTGTTCTCTTCGCCGCTTTAAAATGCTGTGCAGTTGGACGACCCTTCTGTCCTGCTTTACGCATTTTTTCACCGCTTCCTGCTTTAATTCTTTTTCTTTTTGCATGTATATTCCTATATAAACTCATATCAAACATCTCCAACGCTCTTACAATGAACATTCCTGTCATTTTTTAAGGTTTTCTCTTGCTACTCCTTTTGTTTTTTCAAAACTTCGCATACCCCCTAATCCTAATAATGATAACGTAAGTGTCATTAATTCGCCAGTATTTAATTCAGGAAGTTGTATTTCAGGTAACCATATAGCTGTAGCCCACTCTGCAATAGGCATAATAAAAAATTGTGTCAATAAACCTAAAGCACAGATCCACATAATTGCTGGTCTTGCTCCTGCAACAAATAAACTTGGGTGTTTGGCTTGTTCTGTGTTTGCTTGTATTTGACCTTTTGCTAACTCTTGTGCATGTTTCTCTGCCATCGTAGCAAGATCGTGTGCTAACTTATTTTTTGTATCTTTGTCCTCTATAAACTTACCAAGGAGTTTTGTAGCTGGACCAATTAGTGCTTGTAACATTACCAGAGCCTCACTCTTTTTTCATCTACCTTAACTAATTTACAAAAGCATGAGTATCTTTTTTGATCTTCACCAATGACAACGTATTGTTCGTTAAGATGTTTTTTAAAATAACCACATGTGTTAACGTTCTCAAAATGCAGTACTCCAGCAGGAGCTCCTGATAAATAACACATCAATACAAAAGCTGGCTTCACTTAACACCTTTAAACTTTATGCCTTGTCTTGACATTCTACCACCACGACTTACCATGCCTCCTGCTTCCATATCGGCACGATTATCTCTGGCTCGCATTTGCCCCATGAGTGCTCCGCCTCTTGCAAATTTTCTAACTTGATTATTAGTTGGTCTTACTGCCATACCACCTCCAGCTTTTAGATCTTTTCCTGCTTTATTTAACATGTCTATTTCATCATCAGTTAAGTTTCCAGCTTGAAAATTTTCAGCATCAATTATTTCTTTTAATTCTTTAAACATTTCACTTCCAGGATCTAAACCCTCTAATAAAGAATCTATCATTTTTCTTCTACTCATAAAAGCCTCCTTCATCTATTTGTTGCTGTTGAGTTTGTTCTAATGATTGGTCAATTAAACTTGGCAATCCAAAATTCATCGGTGTTAAGTCAATCTTTGATTGAGTAACGGGACTTAATGTTTGCCCAGTAACAGTCGCAGTCGGTGCAGTGACTATGTTTCCAAAAGCATCATACACAGAATCTACTGTTGGTCCAGTTTTTGCTTTTTGAGCTTCCTCTTTTAAACCACCCAATAAGCCTGAAGTTGTTTGCTGTACGTTTTTACTCATATTCATCATGGCTCCTGCCAAAGCATTAATAACAGAGAGGGTTGGGTTTCTAGCAACGACACTAAAAATACCTAAAGGTGTATTTCTTCCTGGGATAACCATATCACCTACAGTTTTGCCTATATCTCGTGCAGTTTGACTTTTTAAAAAATCTAATATATTAAACTGAGGCGTTGGGGCAACAGTTGGGCGAGGGTTGATCCTAATATTAGTCCCAGGAAAAGTGACTGGAAAAGATTCTTCACTACCAGTAAATCCCATGTCTGATTGTGCTGAACTTAGATCACTAAATCCTGGACTTATACTAGTAACTCCTCCAGCTAAACCAATATCGCTCATCCCTTATTCCTTTGCTCTACAATAAACCTAGCATTTTGTGCTCTCATATTAGCTATGTCTTCGGTTGTATCAATACGATCTTTTTGTATTAAAGTATTAGCTTGCAGTTTTTCTTTATTAAGTTTTAATTGTTCAGCATCATTCATAGCCTCTTGCATTTGTGCTTGCTCTTTTAATTGTAACTCTTTCGCTTTTAAGTCAACTAATGGGTCACGTTGTCCACTACCTAATACTTGTGCTTCTTGTTCAAAATATTGTGCTGTAAGTTCTGCTTCTATTTGTGCTAACCTATTTTGTACCATGTTTGGATCCATGCCTTGTTGTGCTTCCATTTGTACTTGCATACTAGCTTTCATGCCGATATGCTCAAATATATGTTGTTGTAATATATTTATCATAGCTGGATTAGCACGAACTATTTGGCTAGACATGTAACTTAAATGTGTTGATATATGTGCATCATGGTCTTGATCAGGGAACGCTTTTAATTGCATTTGCCCTCCTAATGCTGACATTACTTTACCGTTCTCTATTACTGCACTCATAGGCTGTGGTTGTGGAGGAGGAGGTAATATTTGCTCAACATTGTCAACGCCTAAACTATTATACACTCTTCTATAGGCTTCATACAAATTGTGCATCTCTGGCTTGCTACTTGCTAATTTTAATTGTTCTTGAGCTAAACTAATACGTTGAGACATACTAAATATGTTAGGATTAGCAACTGGTATAATATCAATACGCTCACTAAAATCATTAGCTTTATCACCTTCTTCAGTGTAAGGATAAGAACCACCTTCTTGTGAAATTAAATCTGATATTAATTTAAATTCTTGCTTCATACTATTGTACAGACGTTTATGCACTGCACTTATAATACGACTACCTCTTTCTAATAGAGCTATTGTTGTACCAACTGGCATCTCTTGATTATTTAAATTACCAGTTCCCATATCTGTCGTGCCGACAAACTTTTGAGCCGCCTGAACCACGAAGCCGAGTAGCTGAAATAGTGTGCCACTCGGTTCTTGGTAGGGGAGGTTAAAGAATGAATTTTTTAATTGATCGCCAACAACATCAACATCACGCCATTCTCCAGGACGTAACGGTTCATCATCATTTTTAATGCGTAAGCCTCTAGCTTTAAAACCAGATGGCATATTAGCTAGTGTACCTGAGTCAATTAATTGTCTTAAATTAGCTGTCGCCGCTCTTGATAAGTTACCTAACAAATGTATCAAGCCATTACCGTAAAAACCTAGTCCAGGAGTAAAGATATAGTGAACAAAATATTGTTTTTTATTTTTAAAAGCGTCATTTTCGTCATAATTTCTATAAATTGACAAAACTTCACCATTATCAGCGTTAACTGTAACAATATACGGTAGTTTTACACCCGTTTCTTCGCCTTTTTCGTCTGTGTCGGCAAATTTTTCTAAATCTAAGTAACAATGACACTCAAAAAGTTGTATTTCTTCATAATCACCTTGTGCATACACTCCAGTGATTGATTCTTTTGTCTCATCGACGTCATCTCTGTCAGGTTTACTTGATTGTATCTCAATATCTCTGTAAAATTTGTTAACTTGTAGCTTACGAAACTCATTTTCTGACATTGTTATGATTTGTGTAACCCTATCTGCTGAGTCAAGATCACTGGCATTGTAAGGAACGAGCATATCTTTAGCTTCTACAAACTTACTAACTTGCCTACCAAACTGTGGATCAACATAAACTTTTTTAAACGCACTACCACCGAGTCCCAAGTAGTATAACATCTGGTCAAACTCAGTTTCATACTCTTTCATGGTGTGCATAATTGTGTAATTCATATAATCTTGTACACGTTCTGCTTGTTTTTCTAAATCGGGTGTTGTTGTCCCCATCACTTGTGTGCGTACTGGACCTTTCGCTGGAAGTAATTCTTTATACGCTTGACTTTGGAACTGTGTGACAGCTTCGTTTAACATTGGATGCACTACACCAGTAGCACCATCAAAAGGTTCTGTACGACTTTCATATTTCAACCCTAATAAATTTAAACCTTGACTGTATGTATCTAACCATTCTTGCCTAGCATTTTTATCTTCGTCTACTTTTTCTAGTACATAAGCACTGACACCAGCTAATTCATCATCATCTAATTGTTCAGCGAGGTTTGCCATAAATCCAGTGTCTTGTACTTCTTGTTCTGGAGAGCCAAGTTCCACGGACCCATCTTCAAGTTCTGTTATTTCTACATCATCATCTATTTGTACTTCGTCATCAACTTGTACATCTATAGGGTCAGGGTCTAATATAGGGTTGCCAACTAATGTAAGCTCCCTTTCAATATTATTATAAGGGTTTTTTGGTTCAGCCATGTCCATCTCCTGAGACAACATAAAACTTGTCTCTCATTAATTGTGCCACAAATTCTCTTGTTTGGCTAGAACTTGGTGGAATGTAGGTTGGGTCTTCTTCTTGCCACATACCGTAGAGCAAATACATATCATCGAATAATTCTTTAGGTTTAGTATCAACCGTAATATACATTACTTCTTCCTGGACCATCATACTCATATACCTCATCTTCTGGGTGTGTTATAAAACCACCTTCTCTAAATCTTCGTAGAGCTTGTGTAACTGTATCAACAAAGTCATCATGCTCTCCTGCTGGAAACTTTGCACATTCTTCAATAACTTCTTCAGCCCAACGAGTATCTGGTGACCATACTAACCCAGATTCAAGTAATGGTGCAACTGAA